TTGATAATCCTCATCCTTTTGTCACTATTGATTGGAAAGATAACTTAGAAAAAACAGTTTTGTTTTGTGAAAAAGTTAAAAATAAATCTCGTTTTAGAATAAGAGTAAATCAAAATATAACACAGTCTGAAATTAAAATTCTATATCATTATTTAAAAAATGATAAAAAAGCACACGAAATTGTATTACAAAATAATGTTGACAATAATTCTACCATAACATCAAAAGAAACATCTAACCTTTACAATAATCTAAACATAAGAAAAAGTGAAGATCGTAGTGAAATTTTTAAATCTTATTTTAATGATATTGATAAAGATATAATTGAAAAAATTGATCTTTTATTTAAAGAAAATCTAGACAAGATACCTCAAAATTTATCAGATACTTTTGGGCAAAACTGGTCAATAAACAATATGTCTTTTGACAATACGTTCTCTTACGGTAAAAATAATTTTATTAACTTTAATAAATTAAATGGCGTTATTGGTATTTTTGGTAATAATAGAACAGGAAAATCCTCGATTCCAGGTACTTTAATGTATACTCTATTTAATACTACTGACAGAGGCTCAATTAAAAATCAAGATATTGTAAATATTAGAAAAGGCAGCTGTAAATCAAGAGTCAATATTACAATAGGAACAAAAAATTACGATATTGTTAGAGAAACAACAAAGAAAACAAATAAAAACAACAAACTTTCAGCAAATACAAACTTATCGTTAATAGAAACAAGTAAAAGTGTTGATGAAACTGAAGAGCAAAGAAGAGAGACAGAAAAAATACTAAGAAATCTTATCGGTACTTCTGATGATTTTCTATATACGTCTTTTGCTTCACAAGGTTCAATGAATACTTTCATAAACGAAAAGTCTTCTGCAAGAAAAAGCGTTTTATCAAAATTTTTAAATTTAGATATCTATGAAGACCTTTATAAAAACAGCAGAGAGAACTACATTGTCCTTAAAAACAACTTAAAAAATACAAGTGAAAAAAATTGGACAATATTAAAAAATGAAATTATTGATAATATAAACAGCAAAAAAAATAATCTTATTAAATCAGAAGAAGAATTAAAAGTAAATCGCGAAAAAGAAGTTGAAGCAAGACTTAAAATAAAAGAAATTGAAAACAATATAAGTAACCACCCGTCAGGTTACACTTATCAATCTGCCGTTAAAGAGTTAGACTATATAACTTCCAGAAAAAACGAAACTGAGACTAGTATTGTAAATTTAAATCAGAAAGTTAAAGATTTAAAAGTAAAATTACATAAAATTGCAGAGTTTAAAAAAGATTTTCCAATTGAAATATTAAAAGAGCAAAAGGATAAATTAGACAACCTGCTTTCAGATCTTAAAGATTATAAAAATAAAAAGTCATTATTAGTTACGCAAAAAAACAATAAAAACGAAGAAATAAAAATATTAAATCAAGTACCCTGCGGCGATAAATTTCCTACTTGTAAATTTATAAGCAAAGCTCATTCTTCAAAAAGTGATATAAATGAAATAAATTTTAATATTACAAAAATTGAAGCATCGATATATGAGATTCAATCTGTAGTTAAAAACTTAGAAAAAGACACTCTTGATCAAAAGATAGACAAATACAATGATATACTCAACAAAGAATATAAAGCCGGTGTCGACATAGAATCAATTCAAAACAAAATAGAAATTGAAAATTCTAAATTAAAAGACTTGAAAGATAAAAAACAAAATATCCAGATTATCCTAGAAGAACTAGAAAACTTTAATAATAACAAACATATAGACAGTCTAAACAATGTCAAAACAGGTTTAAATAGATTACAAAATTGTATATTTGATTTAGAGACTTTTATTAAAAAAGAAAGCAGGGGAATATTTAGTCTAGAAAATGATTATAAAAACTTAGAGTTAGAAGAACAGCAATATAATAAAATTATTGAAGAATGGAAAATATACGATTTATATTCTCAGGCTACTTCTAAAAAAGGTATTCCTACAATGTTAATTAGATCTTATTTACCTAAGATAAATAAAGAAATAGAGAGTATTTTAAGTGGAGTAACTTCTTTTAAAGTTAAGATTCTAGATGATGAAAATAATAGTAATTTAAATGTTTATATTGATTATGGTGATTCAATTAGAATTATTGAGTGTGCAAGCGGAATGGAAAAAATGATGGCTTCTATTGCAATAAGAGTTGCGCTAACAAATATATCAACATTACCTAAGTCTGATATGTTTATTATTGATGAAGGTTTTGGAGCTTTGGACGCTTCTAATATTGAAGCTTGTGCAAAATTATTAAAAAGTTTAAAGAAATATTTTAAAACTATTCTTATAATATCACATATTGATGCTATAAAAGATGTTGTTGATAAAAACTTAGAAGTTATTGTTAAAGGAAATGATTCTTATGTTGAGTATAGATGAAGCAAAGTGGGACAAGATAGATAAAGACACGGAAGAAGTAAAAATTGGTAAATATAGATTTATAAGACCTGTTAACAGTAAAACTATACCTTTAGATTGTCCATCTTGTAAAAAATTATTAAATAATGTTGATGATATTGAATCAGTAAAAAACAATGATGTTTGTGAGGAATGCTTCTTGATGCACTATTATCAAAATAGAGAAAAATGGGAAAATGGCTGGCGACCTTATAAATAGCTTAAATAAGAAATTGTAATATATATTTAATATATACTAAATAATAAGGAATTAAATTATGGAATATGATTTTGTCATGTCAATAGGTAATAGTATTGACTGTGTATACAACAACCTAACAGAAGATGGTTCTAGAAAAACTGTTGCTAAACTTGAAAATGAAAATACAATGTCGATTAGTTTTAGGACAATATTAAATGCTGCTCGAGAATCTGATCTTCACGTACAATTAAAACTATTAGAAAAAGAAAAAAACGAGGTGATTTCTTCTAGATTAAAGCTTATCAAGAAAGAATTTAAAGAATGCTCAGGAAGAGAACTTAAAGCTAAAAAAGTTGACAGTAAAGACAACTTAGAAACACTAACAGTCAGTCCCTACAGCCCTCATAGAAAACTAAAATATACTTGTACCTGCTTTTTTGAGGTTAAATAAATAATGGCTTCATTAAAGTCTAAACAAGGTCAAATTGCTGAAATTGTAAAGTGTGGGAAAGATCCTGTATACTTTATGAACAAGTATTTAAAAATTCAGCACCCATTGAGAGGGTTAATTCCTTTTAAAACGTATCCCTTTCAAGATAACTGCGTTTCAGAGTTTAATGATCATAGATTTAATATTGTTTTAAAATCAAGACAGCTAGGTTTATCTACTTTAGTTGCAGCATATGCTGTTTGGCAGGCGGTTTTCTACAAAGATAAAAACATTTTAATTATTGCTACTAAACTAGCAGTTGCACAAAATTTTATAAGAAAAGTCAAGACCTATTTAAAGTCAATGCCTAAGTGGTTGCTAGTACCAATAATTACAGCTAACAACAAGCAACAGGTTGAATTTTCAAATGGTTCTCAGATAAAAGCTGTACCAACGTCAGAAGATGCAGGACGTTCAGAAGCACTTTCGCTTTTAATTGTAGACGAGGCAGCTTTTGTAAGAAACTTTGATGAATTATGGATGGGTTTATACCCTACACTATCAACAGGAGGTCGTGCTATTCTTTTATCAACGCCTAATGGCGTTGGTGGACAATATCACGAGATTTATACAAAAGCTGATAGAAAAGAAAACGAGTTTAATCCTATCAAGCTTATGTGGGATGTACATCCTGAAAGAGACGATGAGTGGTTTAACAAAGAAACGAAAAATATGTCTCAAAAGCAGGTTGCTCAAGAGCTTTTGTGTGACTTTGCTTCTTCTGGCGACACTTTTTTAACTAATGATATTTTAGAAAAAATTAGAATTACAACTAGAAGTCCAATTGAAAAAAGTGGTCCTGAAAATAATGTTTGGTATTGGGAATATCCTTTAGAGGGAGTAAACTACATACTTTCAGCTGATATTGCAAGGGGTGACAGTGGTGATTATTCAACTTTGCATGTTATTAATACACAAAACATGTCAGTTTCAGTAGAATATAAAGGAAAAATACCGCCAGATCAATTTGCAATTCTTGTTTATGATATTGCAAAAAGATTCAATAACGCAATGGTATGTCCAGAAAATAATGCATATGGATATACAATGTTAATTAAGTTAGGTGACTTAGCTTATAAAAATCTTTATTTTTCTTCTGAAAAAGAGAAATATAAATACCTTTATGGTGATGGTCAAAACTTAGGTAAGGCAGGCTTTACAACTAGCAAAGAAAGTAGAGATAAAATTCTTGCTAACTTTGAAGAAGCATTAAGAAATGGTAGAATAAAAACTTATTCAAATAGACTGTACTCAGAGTTAAAAACATTTATTTGGAATGGTAAAAAAATAACTGCTATGAAAGGTTATAATGACGATTTAATAATGTCATTAGCAATAGGGAGTTGGTTAGCAGACAGTAACTCAAATACATACAATGTCACACAAATACAGCAAGCTGATGCAATGCTTAAAGGTATGGAATTAAATAAAACAAATATTAATAAAACTTCACTGTCTCCTTTCTATAATAGTTCAGAGAAAACAGTTAACCCGTTTTTACCTGTTTATATGCCAGATAGTTCTTTTTCTGAAAATAAACAAATAAGTAAAAAACATCCTTTAGGTGATCTAAGCTGGTTAATAGGAAAATAAAAAAATGGCAAAGAAAAACGAAAATTTATTTCAAAAACTAACACAACTATTCAGGTCTGGTCCTGTCGTTAGAAGAAAAATAAAACATCTTAGTAATACTACATATTCTAAATCTTCCTTAGAAGTTTTTAAGAAAAATCATAGTGATGTATACAATAGTACATTAAGTGCATATGGCTCTTATGATAGAATGGCAAGATATTCAGATTTTTCAGAAATGGAAGCAACACCTGAGATATCATCTGCATTAGACATTTACTCAGAAGAATGCGTATCACCTGATGCAGGTGGTACTGTGTTACACATACACTCAGAAAATCAAATGATTAAAAAATTATTATCTGATTTATTTTATGATACACTTAACATTGATTTTAATTTAGTAATGTGGGTTAGAAATCTTTGTAAATATGGAGATTTTTTCCTGTTTAATGATATTCATCCTGAATATGGTGTTGTTAATGTCTTCCCTATACCTATCGCTGAAATGGAAAGAGAAGAAGGATTTGATCCACAAGATCCGGGTGCTGTAAGATTTAGATGGGTTACACAAGGAAATAAAGTTTTAGAAAATTGGCAAATATCTCACTTTCGTTTGTTAGGTAATGATGCATTTTTACCTTACGGTTCTTCTGTTTTAGAAGGTGCAAGAAGAGTATGGCGTCAACTAATTCTTATTGAAGATGCTATGCTTGTTTATCGTGTTATTCGTTCACCCGAAAGACGTGTTTTCTATATTGACGTTGGTAATATACCTCCTGAAAATATTGCAGATTATTTGGAGCAAGCACAAACTTCACTTAAAAGAAATGCTGTTGTTGACAAAACAACTGGTCAGGTAGATCTAAGATACAACCCACTTTCAGTTGATGAAGATTACTTCTTGCCAGTTCGTGGTGGGGAAAGTGGTACAAGAATTGATACACTTGCAGGAGGCTCTAATACAACAGCGATAGAAGATGTAGAATATATTCAGAAGAAGCTTTTTGCTGCTCTAAAGATTCCAAAGGCATATCTTGGCTATGATGAAGACATTGGCGCAAAAGCAACTTTAGCGCAAGAAGATATTAGATTTAGTAGAACCATACAAAGAATTCAAAAGACTATAATATCTGAACTTAACAAAATAGCAATGATTCACTTATATTCTCACGGATATACAGATGAAAGCCTGTTACAATTTAGTTTACAATTAAGTAATCCATCAAGTATTGCTCAACAACAAAAACTAGAACTAATAAGGACTCGATTTGAAATATCTGGACAAGCTCCTGAAGGTATGGTTGACAAAGAGTGGATTCGTAAAAATATTCTAGAGCTTAATGATGATGAAATTGAAAGAATTGAAAAAGGACGCGTTTCAGATAAGCTTGTAGAGATGAAGCTTGAAGGAGTACAATTGCCTCAATCAGATGATTTATCATTCGGCGACGAAGGTGACGAAGCTGCTGGTGGTGGTGGTGGAGACGAAGGCGGAGGAGATATGGGAGGATTATTCGGTGGAGGAGATGACGCTGGAGG